ATCGTCCCTAGTTTGAATTCTCCCAACCTAATCTTGGTTTGCGAAGGAAACTATAGTGATAAAGGGATGGTTTTCACTCAATTTTTTAAGAAATTCATTTGCAATCATCAGATTTTATTTATATTCGGGTTTCCGAAATTATATTTTAATTTTATACAAATAAATACAAAGAGGAGCAATATCTGTGACTGTAACAAATGTAGGTTATTCAACTGCGGTGTTTTTATTCGTACAGCGTCAGTTAGTTGTTCTTCTTTCAGGAAACAGCCCGAGGGCCTATATGCCAAATTATGCAAAAACTTTAAATTTACACAAAGGTGTAGATAATAAGATACAATTTAAATTTTTAAATCAAGAGCAAAAACCTGTAGATATTACGGGAAAAGAGATTACTTGTAGACTAATCAATAGTGACGGTACTGAAGTATTGCTTAACAAAGCATTGACATTAGAATTACCATTGACAGGTCTAGCGTATCTGTATCTTAATGCAGCAGAAATTGAAGATATCCCTGCTCAAAAATGTCACTATAGTTTAGAAATACCTGAAGGCGAATTTAATTTTCCAGTATTTGTAGACCCTGCTGCAGGAGCACGTGGTGACATTAATATTCTCAATAGTGTATTGCCAAGTTTTGTACCAAGTCAAATTGTCACTATACCTACTGGTCAACCGTTTCCTAATTTGAATCCAAATGTGAATGCTAACATTCCTTTAACAAACGCTAATACTTATTATAGTTCTGTTATTAATACTGAAGATAATCCAATATTGACTATACAAACAAAGTATGAAGAGTTCAATGGTTATCTAACTATAGAAGGAACTTGCAGTCAACAGTTAACAGATTGGTATCCAATACTTGAAACTGAAGAATACGAAAATGTAAGTGCTACTATGGGCTATACGATAACAGGATTTCATCCATATGTACGTATGGCTTTTACAAGTAACGCAGGAATAGTTACAAATATTTTGGCAAGATAAGTTACCAATAGTCTTTGTTTTTTCGCAACACTCTGTTATAATTACTGAGTGTTTGATATTCTTCAGATAGTTCCAGGCAAGAAAAAAACAACTCACAGCGGCTGGCATAGTTTTAATGCAGTTTGCTGCCATTATCGCGGGCATAAGGCAGATCGTCGGGCACGTGGCGGAATAAAGTTTGATGGAGACAACTGGAGTTATCATTGTTTTAACTGTGGATTTAAATGTACATTCACATTAGGGCGAACATTAACACGTAATACAAGACAACTATTAACATATTGCGGCGTAGATAAAGATGATGTAAACAAATACAGCCTTGAAAGTTTGCAGCATAAAGATTTACTTGATTTTGTACGTATAAAACGTGAGAAGAAAAAAATCAAGTTTAAAGAAATGAGTTTACCCGATGCTGAACTAATTGATGTTAACAATCCAAAACATAAAGTTTATGTTGATTACTTAAACAAAAGAAAGATTAATGTAAATGAATATCCATTTATGTGTACTCCGAATATGGATGGCCGCCAAGCAAATCGTATCATCATACCCTACACATATGAAAATAAAATAGTGGGGCACACTAGTAGGTACTTAGATGATCGCACACCAAAGTTTATAAACGAGCAGCAACAGGGTTATGTATTTGGTTATGATTTACAAAAACCAGAGTATGAAGTTTGCATAGTAACTGAGGGTATATTTGATGCATTGAGCATAAACGGATGTGCATTAACACACAACACAATAAGCGAAGGTCAGGCAGAAATACTCAAAAATCTTAACAAAAAGATTATAGTAGTTCCGGATCAAGATAAAACTGGATTACAGATTTGCGATAAAGCACTAGATTTAGGTTTTTATGTCAGTATCCCAGATTGGGAAGATGATGTAAAAGATGTGAACGATAGTGTAGTAAAATATGGGAAACTAGCAACATTGCTAAGTATCTTGCAGTCATGTACTAATAGCAAGATCAAGACAGAAGTAAAGAGGAATCAACTTGATAAACGATTACAACATTGAAGTACAAAAAATATTTTTACAAATGATGATCACGAACTCCGAACTTTTTACACGGGTCATGAATATCATCAATGCAGAAAATTTTGATCGTCGTTTGCGCCCGGCAGCAGAGTTTATTATTGAACATACAAAAAAATATAATGTAATGCCGGATCCAATTCAGATTAAGGCTACAACTGAAATAATTCTTGAACGTATAGATGAACTAGACGAAAACTATTACAATTGGTTTCTAGAAGAATTCGAACAATTTACTAAACGACAAGAACTTGAGAGGGCTATTCTTAAGAGTGCTGATCATCTTGAGAAGGGCGAGTATGGACCTGTAGAGAAACTGATCAAAGATGCTGTTCAGATTTCTCTACAGAAGGACATGGGTACAGATTACTTTGCCGACCCTCGTAGTCGTTTGATGGCATTGAAATCAAATAACGGGCAGAACAGCACAGGTTGGCCTACATTAGATAAAAAATTATATGGTGGTTTCAATCGCGGCGAACTACAGATATTTGCAGGCGGTAGTGGATCAGGTAAAAGTTTGGTCATGCAAAATCTAGCAGTAAACTGGGTGCAAGCGGGACTAAACGGTGTTTATATTACACTTGAATTAAGTGAAGGTCTCTGTTCTATGCGTATTGATAGTATGATGACTGATACTAGCACTCAGGAAATATTTAAAGACCTTGACAATGTTGAAATGAAAGTTAAAATGATTGCTAAGAAGGCAGGTAATTTACGTGTCAAGTATATGCCAGCACAAAGCAACGTCAATGATATTAGAGCATATATTAAAGAACTACAAGTACAAACTAATATGCGAGTAGACTTTATGTGTGTTGATTATCTTGATTTGATTATGCCGGTAACAGCAAAGGTTAGCCCTAGCGATTTATTCGTTAAAGACAAGTATGTGTCAGAAGAACTACGTAATCTTGCTAAAGAACTAAATGTTATATTTGTTACAGCAAGTCAGTTAAATCGTAGTGCTGTGGATGAAATTGAGTTTGATCATAGTCATATTGCAGGTGGTATCAGTAAAATTAACACTGCTGATAATGTATTCGGAATTTTCACATCACGTTCTATTCGTGAAAGTGGAAGATATCAAATACAGTTAATGAAAACACGAAGTAGTTCAGGGGTAGGGCAAAAGATTGAGTTAAAATACAACGGTGATACATTACGTATTACAGATGACGAAGAACTGAATCAACGCCCTAGTCACAGTCCAAGTCAAATTATGAGTCAGATTAAGTCAATCAGTCAAATTGGGGCTGTAAATGAGGTCATCGCACAAACAGTAGAACCCGAACAAACAAGTAAAAATGTGGATGTCCAAAGCGTAAAATTGAAAAGTTTGATAGCATCATTAAAGAAATAAACTCCCTAAAATAGATAAATATCTATATGCAAAAGCAAACTAAAAGTCTTTTAGAAGAACTAGAAGCCATTGGTCAAAATCGTGATTTAAAGCATGTTATAGAAAACAGGGCTAATAATGTCATTACCAGTGCTATAAATTTACTAGAACTTATTAATAAGAATTTTGATACGACTAAAGCGGAAATTCTTGAAAAGAAACTTTTAAGTGCTATTAAAAATAGGGAGCCTAATAGATTCGCAAAATCTATTAGAAAGAAGGATGAAGAAAAAAGTAAGTGAAGCCCTAGCTGATAACCTGGTAGGTGCAATGGGTAGTGCCTACGATTTTGCCAAAGACGTAAATAATCCATTAGATAATGTCTTAGCCAGAAGAAAAACAGGATTTAGTGCTGAACAGCAAAAAGCATATGACATTTTTAGAAAAAACTTTATAAATGATATCGCTGATTTGATTGATTATGGCATTGAAAGACAAAAATTTACATTAGATACTCCTAGCCCCTTAGGGCCTGACTTAGCAATATCTCAAAAACCGCCGGGTAGTAGAACTGTTTCTTACCCCTCAGATTTTAAAGGGTCAAGAACTTGGACAAATACAAAAGATTGGCTAGAGGCATACAGAGATGAATTAGCAGCAATTGCTAATCAACAGCCCGATTTGCCACCCCCTCCTGCTCCTCAAATACGTAGTCAAATGAATTTACCTTTAGATATTCCCCCTGAACCAGGAGTAGTACCACAAGCCAGCACTCTAGGAGCGCAAGATTATGGCAGCGACTGGAGACAATTTGATAAACCTGCACTACAAAGAAGAAGGCAAACGGCTGCACCTAAATCAGTGGCCGCTTCCCCCCAACAAACAATGCCCGGGGTATCTGAACCAGTTACGTTCGGGGGTGTTAAGTATTATAAAGTTGATGGAAGATGGGTAAATGCAAAGGGTAAACCTGCTGACAAGAATACTAGTGATTTATTAAATAAGGTCCCGTTGGATGAATCTTTTCCCGTTACGGCAACAGTAAACGGAATAACCTATACACGTACTAATAATGGCTGGTATAGTGATGATTATAAAGCAGAAGGCACACTTGCAGAGTTTTTAAACAAATCCTATATGTCTGCATTAGTAGAAACCATTAATCATAATAGATTACAAAAGAAATATACGCAGTTATTGGAATCAGAATTTGGCGGTTTGCCCACTCTGGGCGATTATCTTTATAATAGTTTAATTAAAAAGCATGTAGAATCCAATGATATTCCACCTGCAGTAAAACTTGAAATACAAAACATATTAGATAACCTAAATAAGGGTGTATTATCAAAAAACAAAAGTCAGGTTACCAAAGACCTAGAAAATATCGCTTTTTTAATCTTTAAAAACAGTTTCAATCTAATGCCTAGATTGATGCGTAAAGCAAATACTTAACCCAACATTTTTTCTCCTGTGGCATAAATAATAGTATGAGCCTAAAGGGTTCACAACATTAGGAGATTTTAAAATGGCACAATTTACAAGAGTCAACGGTGACTTCAAACAAGTTCTATGGTTAGATGCACCATCATACACTAATACTGGTGTAAACGCTGTAACTTCAGCAGTAACAGTTCAACCACAAGGCCCAAAGTTAGACTTTTTCACTCTAACAGGCAATGGTTCACAGATTGCTGATAACATTCAAGCAGTATTCCAGACTGTTGAACAGTTAGCAACTATTCATATCTATGAATATACTAATGCTACTGACGACACTCTAGCAATCGCTGTTTACCCAACAGGCGGTTGGACAGTTGCTACACTAGACGCAGCATTAGCAAATGCTTGGACTAGTGCAAACTGCACAGCAGCAACAGGCGCATCATTCAGCTAATAGTAACTTTTTAGTTGATAAGAATAAGGCCCGAGAAGTAAAATTCTCGGGCTTTTTTATTGCTGTAAATACGGCATGTCTTGTAGAATCACATGCTTCACATTATTTGATATCACAAAAACAGGTGTTTTAAATCGTGCAAAGCCTGCTGACGACATTGAAGATTTTAATTTGTGGGTTAGTCAACGTGCATCACAATGTAACTACGACACTATTTTACAAATAATATCACTAAGGGCTCAACCGGATAATCCTACAACGCCTATAGCACAAGAAATTAATTTGTCTACAGATCACAAGTTTGGAACACATTATAACACAGGCTATACATCTATCTGGAGTTTTGATTTTGAAGTACAAAATGGCTCTGTTTTTGATGACGGCATAGATTCTTTAGGCTCATTGTATAATGACTGTCAGGGAGTTCCTATGGTAATGACACCTAATCAATATAGAAACTTAGACCCTATGTTGGACATAACTAAAGAAAAAAGAAACATTTATTTTGTTAAATATAGTAATGAATAAGATTGAGATTAAAAATAAAATTCATGACTTGTTCATTTCCCGCGAAAATGACGGGACATACAACCTGTTTGGAAAGTATATAATTTCATCCGTAAACGGGCAATACCATCTTGTAAAAAGTGATGATACTAAAGAACCGCTTATTTTTAATAGTTTAAAACATGCTGTAACTTGGTGTGTATTTGATAAGGCTAATAAGTACAAGGAAGTAAAGAGAGTATATGAATTAGATAACGATCTTGGTTCAGCCGACGCTCTTATCGCAAATTATAATCGTCTAATGGTAAACTGCAACAATAGCAATAAATACATATATAAAGCAAAACTAATAGAGCAAAAATTAAAAAAGCGTAAAATGCTTGATGAAATTAACGATTTTACTGGATTATCCAAATATATGCAGTCTAAGAAGTTTGCCGAAAATCAACACAAATAATCGTTAATATGATAAATATATTATAATACTGGGATATTACTATGAAACTTAATGAATTAGGATATAAAGACAACGCT